TAGTTGTGCAACGACACTCCTTTCCGTGCCCGTTACCATCAAGGCCAACGGAAGCGAAGAACACGTTCAGTTCGGGCAAGAATACCCGATAACGTCCAACCTACCCGAAATCAAGATAACGGACTTTATTAAGACGTTGGCCTGCGTCACGGGAACATTCCCCCTCCAACCGACGGGGGATGTGGTGCGCTTCGTTCCACTCTCAACCCCGTGGGAGAACATAAACGGGGCGGTTGATTGGACACGACGTGTCATTCCTGCTTATGATGACGAAAGACCCCGTTCAATGGCCTACACGATGCAGGGTTATGCCCGTGACAATAACTACAAATGGAAAGACGTGGACGGGTATAACGGGGAACTGGATGGAACGTTGAACGTGCCTAACGATAACCTTGCCAAATCCCGTGACGTGATTACGTTGCCCTTTGCTGTTCCAAAGACAAGCCAAAGGACGGGCGAAGCACGAATACCGATTTATGAAATTTCCAATTACGACGAACTGGCAGCAGGGGAAACGACACCGACGTACAATATTGATAATGCCGCCGACTACCTTTGCACGGCCTTTGCCGAAAGGGTTGTTCGCCACATCGCAGGCGGTGGAACGGCACGGGTAGCCATCGGAACGGATGGGTTGAATTTGCAATCCATCATTAATGATCGTTACCGCAATATTGAGGCAGCTTTAACGCAGGCGGTCATCATCAAGGAACGTGTCCGTCTTTCCGATGTGGACGTGATGGAGTTCGATGCCACGAAACCCGTGTACCTTGCCCAATACGGGGCGTTTTTTACCGTGTTGAACATCCAAAGCAATTCCGATGGCACGGCAGAGGTGGAAATGTTAGCAATGATTAGTAATAACCAATAGGAGGAAACACAATGAACGACGAGGAAGAAGTAATCCTTTCGGTAAAAGTAGATTATTCGGAAGCCATTAAGGGAATACAGGCTTACGAAGCCGAACTCGAAAACTTGAGGGCAAAACAAAAAAAAGTAAGAGAGGCAATCCAAAATAATACGGCCTCGCAAGAGGAGCGTGACCAGTATGTAAAACGACAAGCCGTCATCCGCTCCTATCAAGAAGACTTGCGTCACCTCCGTAAAGAGATGGACAATAATATGCGAGTGGAAAAGGCTAACAACGACTCCCGTACCGATAGCCTTAATTCGCTCCGTGCCTCGCTTTCTCTTTTAACCCGTCAGTATGATGAATTAGGGAAATCGCAACGGCAAGGGGACGAGGGCAAGGATTTGGCAAAAAGAATCAATGCCATAACAACCAAACTCAAGGAGGCCGAAGCCGAAACGCAACGTTATTACCGAAACGTGGGTAATTACGAAAATGCCATCCAAAACGCATTGGGCGCAAATTCCAAGTGGTATCAACAACTGACGATGATACGGGACATCACGGCAGGGGGATTGAAACAAGGTTTGGCAACGGCCACGACCGCCGTGACAACCTTTGGCCGTTCCTTGTTGGGACTACTGGCAAATCCAATCGTGGCAACACTTGCAGCCATCGCAGCCGCAATAATGGCGGTTTCAAAAGCCATATCAAGTTCCGAACAAAATACACAACTTTGGAACAAGATACTTGCCCCGTTCCAACGTATTCTCACGGGTGTGTTATCGGTTATTCAAGATATCGTGACCGCCATTCTTTCGTGGGTTATAAACGGGGCGAAACTGGTTGGATGGATTATGACGATGTTGGAGAAATTACCCATCATCGGCAATTTCCTAAAGATAATCAACAACGAACTCCGTGAAAGTATTGCCATTTCGCAGACCGATGCCGACCTCGCAAAACAACGTCGTGACATGGAGGTGCAAAATGCGAAAGACGAACTTGCAATCGCCAAGTTACGCAAAGATGCAGCCGCCAACGCATCGAAAGACCAAAAACGACGGATGGAGGACTTGAAAAAGGCCGACGAACTGGAAAAGGGTATTATGAAAAGGAGGATGCAGTATGCAAAAACCGACCTTGAAAATGCCCGTAAAAAGGCAGCACAATCGCAGAACGATGCAGCCACCAACGATGAACTCGCACAAAAGGAAGCGGCCTTTTATCAAGCGCAAACGGCATACTATCAAGGTACGATGCGAATGGCAAGCGGTATTTCGTCAGCCGAAAAGTCTTTGGCGAACGACGTAAAGGCCACGGGGCAAGCTGCCACCGATACCGCCCAAAAGATTGCAGAAGCCAAGAAAAAGGAGCTGGAGGCCATCCGTTCCGCAGAGGATGCACTGGTTAAGCTGATAAAGGATGACTATGAACGGCAACGGCAAGAGGTTGAATTGTCGTACCGCCGTAGGATTGAGGATTTGCGGACAAGACTTGCCGAGGAAAAGGAACTCACGGCAAAGGCACGGGAAGCCATCAACACCGAAATTCTTGCGCAAGAAAAGTTGCTGCAAGAGGAACTAAACAAGTTATCAATCGAAAACCTTGAAAAACGTGTCCAACAAGAAACGGAACGTTTGAACTACCTTTTGCAAGCCGTAGGCAACGACTACCTCAAACGTCGTGAACTGACCTTGCGGCAGATAGATGCCGACGAAGCCCTGCAAGAAAGTCGCATCGCAAAGGAAATCCAAGATGAAGCCAAACGGGAACAAGTGTTGGAGGCCATGCACCTCGCATATAATGCGAAACGATTGGCCACCGAACAAGAGTTTGAAAAGCAAATCGAAGATGAACGCATCAACGTTATTGAACGGGATTTCGAAGCCCGTATAAGGGCACACCAAGATAACGAACTGGAGGTGTTGCGGCAAACCGAGGAAATGAAACTTGCCATCTTGCAGGCATCCCACCAGTTGCAGGGTGAAACCCTTGAAGAATGGAATGCCCGTCGGTTGAAATTGGAAAACGACTATCTTGATGCAAAAAGCAACCTCGCCAAGAAAGAAGCCCAAATCGAACAAGAAAAGGTTAAGGCCGTCGGGCAAGCCGTGGGAGCATTGGGAGATTTGTTGGAGGAAGCATCCGAAAACAATACCGCCGCCGCACGACTGGCAAAGGTGTTGGCATTGGCCGAAATTGCCATCAATTCGGGTGTTGCCGTGGCAGCAGGTATCAAGCAAGCCCAAAGTGTTCCGTTCCCTGCAAATTTGGGTGCAATCGCAACCACCGTCGCAACCATTCTTGCGGGTATCACATCGGCCATTAAGACCGTCAAGTCTGCCAAGTTTGCGCAAGGTGGTACAATCACGGGGGCAGGCACGGGAACGAGTGATAGCATTACGGCACGGGTGTCCAACGGGGAAAGTGTCATCACGGCAAATGCTACGACACTCTTTTCCCCCGTCCTTTCGGCACTCAACCAGTTAGGGGGCGGTGTCCCGATCATTGCCGCCAACCCTCAAACGCAGATGGGAGAAGATATGTTGGCCGCAGCCGTGGCAAAGGGAATGGCACTCGCACCCCGTCCCGTGGTATCGGTACAAGAAATCAACGATGCTGAACGTCGTGTGGAGGTTATACAAAATATCGCAAGTATATGACACAATACGAACTCCTAAAGGCTTCCGAAAGTCTATGCAAGGCACTTGACCGCAATCGGGTTGAGCCATCCGATGCCCGACACCTTGAGGTATTCGAGGAATTGGAGCGCATGGAACGGGAGGGGCACAAGAAAACGTTCATCATTGCTTACCTTTGCAGCCAATATGAATTAAGCGAAGCAACCCTCTATCGTATTGCCAACCGCATGAGGCGGCAAATAACGTAAATAAACGGGGTTGTACGGCCTTATCTTTGCAAAGTGGTATAATTACCCACCTACGACAAGAAAAGCCGTTAGACGGGATTTTTGGAGAAAATAAGGTTTCGGGAGGACAGGCAAAAGGTTCTCCCGAACTTTGTTTATATACACCCCCGAATGTGTGAAACGTTTTGTAAAAAAGTGTATAAAAACGACCTAAACACTTAAAAAGTATTAAATAAGTGTATTTTCTTTATTTATTATTTGGTATATACTGAATAATGTATTAACTTTGCAACGTGAACATAAAACAACAATTAAAACGATAACGAATATGGAATACACGGCAATTTACAACACACCGACGATGAAAGGTGTTGAGTACGCATTTCAAGAATGTAACGATAACAACGCATGGAAATTCGCAGCATGGAAGTTTTCAGCAGAAAACATCCTCATTGTAAACGAGGAAACTGGCCGTTACATCCGTATGGGGGAAACGGATGAACTTGAAGAAATCTATGAAAGTAGGCGCAAAAACTTATGACAACATGACAAAGCAAGAGGAAACCCGACACCGCATCGGGAAACACATTGCGGAACTACGAATGGAGCAAGGGTTAACCCAAACCCAACTCGCAGAACGTTGCGGACTACGACAACACCACATTTCAAGGATTGAGAACGGGACGTATTGCGTTGGGTTGGACACCCTGCAAACCATTGCCGAGGCATTGGGAACACGGGTTGAACTTTAGCCAGTAGGCACACATCAAAGGAGAGGGGCAAACACCCCTCTTTTTTGTGTTCATCCAAAAACTGAAAAAGCCACGTTTATTCAGTTGCCGAAACTGAAAGAAAACCGAAAGACACCACAACCCACAAAAACGGCCTACAACGTGTTAAAACGTGACCGCCTTAATAATTACCCACCTAAACAAAGAAAACGCAACACGTGGCGAATAAATGCCCTTTACGGGCATACTATCGTCCAACGATAGTCGAAACAAAACAAGAAAAACACCAAAAAGCCGAATTTCGGGTTATCTTTGCACCGAAATCAAGGATATAGAAAATGGCAACACTCAAAATCTATAACAATATTGAACGGGAAGCGGACAAAGCTGCCGCCCGTTTCTTCGGCATGGATGGCGGTACGTCTTACAAGGATGTGGACGAGTTCTGCAATTCGATTGCCGAGGATGACAACGCCATTGACCTCCGTTTGCATTGTGACGGGGGTAGTGTCACGGAGGGATGGGCAATATACGACCGATTACGGGCAACTGGCAAAGAGATAACCGCCACGGCCGAGGGTAATTGCGCATCAATGGCAACGATAATCTACATGGCCGCCCCAAAGGAACGTCGTAGGGCTTACGAAAATGCACATATCTGCGTACATAATCCGTGGATGTGTCCGTGGGCTTTGGGCGAGGGTGTCACGGCCGATGATCTACAAAAAGCCGCCAACGACCTCCGAAGCGAACAAGAAAGAATGGTATCTCTCTACGTTGAACGTTGCGGATGTACCCGTGAGGAAATCCAGTCCCTCATGGACGAAAACAAATATATAGACGTGGACGAGGCCATAAAACTCGGTATCGTGGGCGAAAGAGTTGCCCCAATGAGTGCGCACAAGCAAACCAACCATAACACCAACACAATGAAAGAAGAAAAAATCGAAGTTAGAGCGAGTGTCCTTGACCGCATCCTTGCCAAACTCGGATTGAAGTCTATCGAAGATTTCAAGGAGGATGAAATGCACGGAATGGACTTGAACACCGCAGACGGAAACACCATTTCCGTTGAAAGAGAGGAAGGCGAGCCACAAGTCGGGGACAAGGCTTCTCCCGATGGCGAATGGCTCATGCCCGATGGCACGACCATTGTCGTTCTTGATGGTGCCATTGTCGAAATCCGTCCAAAAGAGGAAGCTGCCGAGGACGAGGCCGACGATGACAAGAAAGGGGATGACCCCGAAACTGAATTAGACGAGCGTGATGAAGAAATGCAGCAGCTTCGTGACCGCATCGCCGAACTGGAAAAGGAAAACGAGGAACTCCGTCAGCGTTTGGAGGAAGCCAACACAAATGCCAAGACAACCGATGACCTCCGCATCCTAAACCTCGTTAAGATGGCAGGGGGTGAAAAGGCACTTGCCCAAATCAAATCAACGTACAAGCCCGAAGAACGAAAGCCCGACGGAAAGATGGCCGAACAACGTGCCAACGTGACCGCAGATGGCATCCTTGAGGCTCTTGCAAAGTTTAAGAAATAACCAACACAAAAACAAAGGAGAATAACAAATGGCTCAGTATTTAACCAATTTACCGCTCTCGCCCGAAAATTTGGCCTCGTTGCGAGATGCAATTATCAAAAAGGTGCTTGACGATGAGAACATCCGCCGAGTGCTGACTATCAAACGAGTTCGTACTGGCGAACCTCTTGCCATTATTGGCGAAATGGATGCCGTAGGTCATGCAGGGGCAGGATGTAATCCCACCTATGAGCAGATAGGCATCGGCAACTCGCTTCAGCGTTGGGCACTCGGTGCGTGGGAAATCGCACTTGAAATTTGCTACAAGGATTTCGAGGGCACGATGGCCGAGTATGCACTCCGTGCAGGCACTCCGATTGGAGATTTGACCGACACCGAGATTATGGCCGTTTACCTTGAACTGCTTGAAACGCAGATGCGCCGTATGTTGTGGCGTTTGGCATGGTTTGGCGATACAACCGCACAGAACATCACGGATGGTGGTGTTATTACCAACGGCGAAGATGTTACCCTGTTGACACCAAATGATGGTCTTTGGAAGCGACTTTTCGCAATCGCAACCGCCAACGCATCGCAGCGCACCACCATTTCGGCAAATGCCGCCGCCAGTTATGCCGCCCAAAAGTCGGCTATGCTTGCCGCAGGCTATGCAACTGGCATCGTGGACACCATCAAACTGGAGGCTTCGACAAAGGTCAACGCAGGTGGCGAGGCTACCTTGTTCATGAACAAGAAGTTCGCCGACTACCTTGCACACGACATCAAGGTTACTTACAAGGACAATATGCCCTTTGAGCGCATCTTCGACGGCTTCTATCTTGCTTACTATGACGGAATGCCCGTTATCGCAATCGAAGCGTGGGATTACCTCATCGACAAGTATGAGAATACGGGTTCAAAATGGAATCTTCCGTTCCGTGCAGTTCTTGCCAACCCGAACAACCTCCTCCTCGGTGTGGACAAGGATGACCCGATCTCCACTCCCGACATTTGGTTCGAGAAGAAAGACCGCATGAACTACGTCTATGCAACTGGTAAGATTGACACGATGGTCGCACAGCCAGAACTCGTTCACGTTGCATACTAAACGTCACTCTCTCCATACTTTGCAACCGATGGCCTGCTTGCTTCCGTAGTGGGCAGGCCGTTTTTCTTAACACAACACAAAACAAAGGAAAATATATATGGCAACAACTTGTGAAGCACTCATCGCACAAGATATTACATTCGACTGCGAAAGTATGTCCGTCCGTGGTATGGAGGCCGATGGCCTTATCATCAACCGCGAGGACATTGATTTTTCGGCAACCATCTTCAATGCCCAAAACCCTGCAATCATCGAAACCCTTGTCCTAAAGACTGGCAAAAAAGCCTATGAGGTGGTGCAAATGGGAAATACCCCGTTCACGGGACTGGTTTCAAACCTCAACATAGGCACTTACCGCAACACGTGGACACATGACATTCCCATTGCCGTTCTCGGTGATGACCCCGACGTGGTAAAGGACATCGTTGACCCGTTGGCAAATGGTACATTCGTTCTCATTCTCAAGAACAAGACAAAGGGCACGAATGGCAACGGCGAATACAAGGTGTTCGGTTACGCTCAAGGATGCCGTGCAAGCGCAGGCACAAACGACAAGTGGAGCGAGGAAACTGAGGGCGGCTATCTCATTACCTTGCAGGAGGCCAACGCACCCAAGGCAGCTATGTTCTATTTCAAGACGGACTCGGCCACAACCGCCGCCCAGTACGAAAGTCTTAAAACGGCTGCTTCATGACCTATGACGAGGCACAACGATTGACCGATGGATTGAGGGAGCGGTTTAACACCGCTTTCTCCCCGTCGGACAAAACGTTGATAAAACGTCTTTATAACGAGGTATTGGGCAAGACCTTTCGCCAAACCAGTTGCCAAAGGTGTTACCATGATGCCGTGATTGAAATTGCGTTATTTTTAAGGAAGAATAAGACAATGACAACGAAAAAGAATTACACGTTGCGGTCGGGCTTCATTATTTCTTGCCCCGATTTCCACAACGGCCAACACTATACAAACGACAACCTTACGGACGAAATTGCCGCCGAATATCTTGCCAAATACCCACACATGGCAAAGTATTTCGCCACAATCCCCGAAAAGGCCGTTTCCAAGCCCGTAGAGGCCACGAAACCCGTTAACCCTAACAACACCCCACGAAAAGCAAGAAAGCCCCGTAAAACCAATATTTTGGAAAAATAACCTATGAACGTAAGAACGGCAAAGATACCTCAACCCCGAATGGATGTGGATGACTTAACAAGGTTTCACATTCAAACCTACGGAGGGAACAACCTATACCCCCAAGACCTAAAGAAAATCGTGCAGGCATCGGGAACGGCTACCCTTTGCCTAAATCGTTACGCAAAGTTCGTGGAGGGTTACGGATTTGGTGAACTACTGGCCAATATCAAGTTTAACGATGACGGGACAACCGCCGATGACATCCTCCACGATGTGTCGGTGGATGTTGCCGAATTTGGTGGTTTTGCCCTACACGTCAACTATAACCTTTTGGGCGAAGTTGCCGACGTTCATCATGTCCCGTTTGAGTTTGTACGACTGGCCGAGGCTGACGATACTGGCCACGTTGCATCCGTCAAAGTGTGTTCGGCATGGGAGGGTAAAAAAGGAAAGGCCGTTTCCGAAAGTGAGATTGAGGAATTTCCCGTTTACAACCCCGACCCTCGTGTTGTGTTGAAGCAAATCGAAAACGTTGGCGGAATTGAAAAATACCACGGACAAATCCTTTGGGCTTCGATGGACGGAAAAACCACCTACCCGACCCCGATCTATGATGCAGCCGTGACCGTCATTTCCACCGACGAGGGATTGGACAACGTGAAATATCGTTCCGTGCGTAATAATTTCCTCGTTGCTTGTATGTTGGTCACGAAAAAGGGTGTACCCTATACAACGGAAAGCGGACGGGAAAAGGAAAACTCAATGATTTCCGAGGAGGATTTAAGGGCATTTCAAGGGGACGAGAATACATCGAAAATCATGCTCGTTGAATTGGAGGATGACGAGGACAAACCCGAAATCGTGGAGTTCCCCGTAAAGAACTTTTCAAAGGAGTTTGAGATTACCGATGCCTCCGTGGTTGAACGTATCTACGCACAATTCCACCAAGAGTTATTTTACGCAATCCGAATGGGAAAGTTAGGCTTTTCGGGGAGTGTAATGCGTGATGCCTACGAATACTATGCAGGCGAAGTGACAAACGAACAACGTTTCATCGAAAGAAAGTTTGCCGAGGTACTGGCACATTGGCACGATGTAACGTTACGGGGTGTTGAGGTCGGTATTTTGCCGATGCGTTATGGAAATGCAGAGGAGGACAACGTATGAACGGACACAAGCATTTAATTTCGGTTGGGGAGTGCCTTTCACTTGCCCGTCCCACATCCATCCACATGGACGATGACGAGGTGGCAGCTTTCATCAACGAGTGCGAAGATATGCACATCATTCCCGCCATCGGCTTTGCCAATTTCAACAAGGCCGTGGAAAGCGAGAGTTTTACCGACGTGTTCGATGACACATTTTCCGCTTCCGTTTGGCTTGATGGTGGTGCATTCGTTGTGGATGATTGTAGCTGCCAAGACGGACGGACTGAATGGTGTGCAGGCTTGCGGAAAACGTTGGCTTATTACGTCTATGCGAAGATGCTTCGGGCAGACGGGACGATTATTGCCCGTGCAGGAGCAATGAGGCACAACGACCAGTATGCCAGTCACATTGACCCCAATCGAAAACAATACGATGACGTGATGAACGTGGCCGACCGCTATCTTTCTGGATGTATGTTGTATGCAAAACAACATTCCGTAGAGTGTGGAGCGGTTAAACCCGTGAAAGGAACAAGAGCAACAATTAAAGCAATAGGATGATAATATATGGCAACACAA